GGGCCTGGCGAATTGGTGGGCGTAACTTTGCGCAAGAAAGAAATTCGCGCAGCGGAATCTCGTCCCGGCTGCGCGGGGATAGAGACAGCTTGCCCACGGTTGCGTCGGCCTGCCGCGCAGTGGGGGGTCGGGCCTTGGTGCCCGGCCCTGCCCTGCGGGTCTTTACGAGTGGGAGCATACGGTGGGGTCTGGCGTCTCAGCCTTGATCGTTCAGCCTGTGGCCAGGACGGAAGCGGAGCGGGCATTCTTGGGAACATTTTGGGTCCTAACCGGGGCATGCCCCTATCGACGGTCGGGGAGGGCGTGCGAACTCGCAAGGCACACAAAATTTTTAACCCTTGTTGTTGCGCGGAGATAGTGCATGAATCAATTTTTAGTTCCTCGGTCAGACCTGGCCTACACGCTCAGTCTCTCGGAAACCCGCGTTGCTGAACTTGTGAAATCGGGCGTCATTCCTAAACCCATCGGTCGAGGGAAATTCGATCTTGTGGCCTCGACACGTGCCTATTTGCAGTACTCACGCAGCCATACCAAGGGCACCCTGGCCGAAGAAAAAACACGGCTCACGAAGGCGAAGGCCGACCGTGAAGAACTCAACCTTGCGGTTCGCTCGAAGGAGCTGATCGAAGTGGCGACTGTTGAAAAGGTGGTGTTTGAAAAAGCTAGGCAGATTCGCGATGCGCTGCAAAGTATTCCTGATCGAATTGCCGGGATTGTCTCGGCTGAAGGCGATCAAGCAAAAAATCACGCCACGCTATCGCGAGAAATCCAGCAGGCCTTGGAGGCCTTGACCTCATGACTCGCGGTGAACGGCGCGCACTGGCGGCAATCGTGCGGGCGTTTTGGGCCGGGCTGCGGCCGGAACCGCTATCGTTAGCGCGGAAAAGGCGAACTGAAGAGGGAGGCTCCACGCTATTTCATGTGTAGCTCCGCAGGTGCAAACCACTCACGGAGGCCTTTAGAGACTCTATCTTTTTCCAGCAAGAGAATGATCGCCGCGAGAAGCAACACGGCTATGACGATGTGGAAGAACCAATCTTGAAGAGACTTCGAGGGTTGATTTGCTGGTGAAAAGTCAAGCAGTACATTTCCCCGTCCCTGCTTCTCTTCCGGTTCTCTACGTATAAAGTCTTGGTGAAGTGTTTGGATTGCACTCCGAACCGCTGCGCTGCCCGAAAGCACGGCTGCAATAAGCCAGAAGATGCACGCTTCTATTTCATGAATGGCACTCTTTGCACCAAAGAGCACCCAGAATCCCGCGAGGATGAACAGTCCAGCAAGAAAATGCATACACTCTCGGGAATAGTCCGGTCAACATCCGTCATTAGCTCTGACAAGTCAAACCCTCGGCTACCTTGTGCTTACCGGACAGCGTAACCGGCAAATCTTGCGTATCTAGTGACTGGTTCTCACCGTAGGCAGGCCACCTTGCTGGCCGTGGGCGTCACCCGGCATTCAGTCGGGCTCAACTCCAATTTGCCCTTGAGGGCTTCAAGGATACGAATCAGGGTGCCGAAGGCAGGCATATACGCGCCGCTTTCGAGGCGGGCAATCTGAGGTTGTTTCATGCCGGTCATACGGGCGAGTTGCGATTGACTCAGCCCGCGTTGTTCGCGAAGTTTGGCCAATTCCACGGCAATCGTCACCTCTCGCTCAGCCTCGGCGAGATCCTGCGCAAAGGCCGGTTTCTTCTCAATGCGTTCTTTGATGTACTGGCGATGGGTTTTCATGGTCATACCTCTTTAACACGTCGGCATATCGTTTTTCGGCTAGGGCAATATCTGATTCCTTGAGCCGCTGTGTCTTCTTCTGGACGGCATGGAGGATGACAAACTGTTGCCCTACGATGGCCCCATAAAAGAACCGATACTCATTCCCAGACCATTCCGGCCGTAACTCCCAAATCTTTCCCCGTACATGCTTAGCGATTGAGGCGGGAAGTTGTGTCCCCCTCGTTTCAAGCAGGGTGAGGTAGGCCAAGCATTTTGCCCTGGCTTTGTCCGACTGTTTATCCAGGAAGGTTTCTATCGGGGTGTCCCCGTCACCCGTCTCATAGTAAACGACTGTCCAGGGCATGACGGAAATATAACACTCATGTTATAGCACGTCAAATGAACAGGCGGGCCATGTTTGCGGCTATGATCTCACTATGGAAATGCGGGCCGAATAAGGCTAAGGCGTGTCACAATTGGAGACCGTTCATGCCCTCGAAGAGGCGGGCCAGATGGGAGCGGTCACGCTCCAGGGTCCTAGTCGGCCACAGGCTCAAGCCGGTAGGTGTGTGGGCACGATTCCGCCAGCGGTAGAGGTTGCAAAGGCGGTTGTTATGATTATGATTCAACCGGACGGTAAAGCGTGGGCCTTTAGTACGTAGACACCCTGTTGTGAAAAGCGTTGTGAAATGAGTGGGGGAGAGAAAGGAATTCAGGAGGCGGTTCTGCCGTTGAATGCGGCTTCAGGTCTACACCGGGTCTACATGTTTATTTTTCTGGGCGGTGAATGTCACGTAAGTTATTGATTTTGTGGTGCGCCCGACAGGACTTGAACCTGTAGCCTTCTGATCCGTAGTCAGATGCTCTATCCA